AACTCAAATTTTCCACCCATATATGGAATTAGCACAGGACATTCAAACCACCTAGGATCAGGCATTATAATCTCCAGTAATATCCATCTTCTTCTACATAGTCTTGCATAATGTTTATAGCTGTAGATTCCCAATCAATACATACATACCACGGCATTTCACTTGGTATTTCACCAGCAGATTCTAAAAGTTCTTGAGTAAATTCTTCATCATTATCCCATTCTCCGTTATATGATTCTTCAAAATAGTCAGGTGTTATTCCAGCTGTTAATCCAGATTTTATTGCATTTATTCCCATCCATTCTATTAAAAATTCAAAATCTTTTCTTCCAATTACGTTGATAAAAGCTTTAGCATCTGAATATTTCATTATTTTCCTCCTTAAAAGTGGGTGAGCAACTTTGCTGTGCATTGTAGGTGAGGGTTGGAGATAAAGGGCTGACCTTTATGTGCGAAACCACAAGTACCAATGTCTGCTAAACTCCAAGTAAAATTACTCACCCAGGTTATTATGCTTGAGCAGCTTTATCTGCCCATTTTTTGATATTAGGAAATATCTTGGTTTCTAAATTGTGTGTTGACTGGTAATGTCTTTTCATATGATGAGTAGCTAAGAAAGTAGCTGCATTTAATAATCCCCAATAATCTGATGGTCTATTAGCTATTAAATATTGAACTAAGAATTCACTCATTTGACTTGGAAATAATTCTACCAATCTCACAATATCTCTGTCATCTAATACAGTATTTACTAAAAATTCAAATTCACTTCCAACTTCTATACTATGATCTATTGTTTTTTCTATAGCTTCATCCATATGATTCAGATTTATATTATTTATATTGTGTTTATAGTTTTTATGTCCAAGTGTTACACCTATTATCATACCATTACTGCACACTAATCTAAAAGCTCCAGCAAGTATATGAACTTGTAAGCTGCCATCATAACTATTCTTTATTATAATCTCTGGATTCATTATATCATCTTCAGCAATTTTTATTTTAATACCTGGGATTTTCCATTTATATACAGTTTTCTGACCATCTCCTAATGATATAGCTTCTGTGAGTACAGCATTATGTTTTTCTAATATTGGTGTAGCGACATCTGTTAACTCTTTATTTGTAACCATTCTATATTCATCTGTCATACAACTAAGTACTTGTTCTGTGTCTTCTCTTACTATGAATTTGTATCCAGTGCTTCCTATATGATTTAATTCACCTTTTTCATTTACCATTGTAGCAGGTACTTCTTTAACTGGAAATAGTGTACTTGATAACATTAATCTTCCTCCATTATGACTACTGATGGGGGCTTTCCTCTCATTAGTCGTTCATTTTTACTGACTGTATCTCTATTTTTGTGATGATTATTAATCACAGCAGCCAAATATTTGAATCCTTTACCATCAAAGATAGGTTTTTTATTTTCCAAATATCTTAAAATAGCCCAGTCAACAGTTTTATCATCTATTTTTGATATTGATTGATAGAAATAATATTCACTTCTTACGTTATTGTCACTAGGAATGTTTGTTTGTATGAAATTAATTACTCTACGCAGTAATTTTTTAGTGAATTTCGATCTTTTACTTCTTAATTCTTGAATTTTCTTCGATGGATTGTATTTTGCTTCCTCATTATATCCACAGGCAGGACATTTCATAGAGTATCATAGTATGTTTTATTTCTTTCATTACTAATTCTTAATTCTTTAGCTATTTCTTCTAAGCATACAACTATTTTTGGTACATATTTTACAATTATTTGTGCCATTTGTAATCCTATTTGAGTTTTAAGCCATGTCATCTTTATAACTATCCTGAGCTTCTATATCTGATATAGCATCTCTATAATCAATACTTACTTCTGTCTCTTCGCCAAAGACTATTCTTCTACCTACTTTATACTCAGGTGTCATCTTTATTACTTGAGTTGTTGCTTTTATTGAGTCAATAGTATTCTTCTTCTGAGATTCTTCGTTCCGATATTTTTCTTGCATTTCATCTGTTATCTCATTCAATTTACTAAATGTCTGACGTAGTTGACGATATCCTGCAGTGAATGCTGGATCATTTCTTGTTGATCTCATTTCTTTATGTGCCAACATAAACCCATGAGCCAATTCAGTTCCAACCTCCTCTATAAGTTCCTTCATATTGTCAGTCTCACATAAATATGAAATCCTTGACATTTTTCCCATAAGTGCCTCCTTTTGGGTTTTATTTTTTCAAATGTTCTGTTCCCTGTATTTTCTTTATATATTCTTTTCTTGTTTCAGCTGGTTTTTTCTGGTAAGCAGTTGCATCTTCTTTAGGTTTAAACATTTCAAAACATTTCTTTAATTCTACTATAATATTCTCTAATTGACCCCAATTTGTCTTATATTTTTCTAAAATGTGACCTTGCTTATACAATTCTAATGCTGTTAATAGAAATTCAACCTCTGTTTGATTATCAAATACTAATGCTGGTCTCTTATTTGGTGATGAAGTTGTAATACTCATTTTGACTCCTATCTTTTATATTTTTTTCCAGTAGATTAGTTTGTTCTTTCATCATTATATTCATCAGCTGTAGTTGGTTCTCCATCTAATGTTGCTTGTGCTGTCATTACCAATCCACTTTCATCATTATTTGCTAATTTTATTATTAATTTTAATCCTTTTTCTAGCCATGATATTCTAGATTCAAGTTCTCTTACAGATTCTGCTATTTCTTTATTACCTTCTTCATATTTTTGTTCACAATTGATACATATTCCAGTTTTATTCATTGTGGTTTTATCACACCAGTGACACGCAAAAGGAGTAGGCATTAATCTAAAAATCTTTTTTTTATAGACTGTAATGTAACTACAATTATTATCAAGCTTCCTGCAATCAGTCCAAGTCCTATACCGCCAATAAATAAACTTCCACATATTTTAATTAATCCTTCAACCATAATTTCCTCCTATAGTTGTTTGATCTCTGTTGTTGATGCTATTATTTTTGTCCCAAGAAGTGTCTTATCACTCTCAGCTAATGGAGCATCAAGAATAATTACTTTAGCATTTACATTACATTCAATTAGTATTCCTTTTATTCTTCCCTGTGTTATAAACACAGTTCCATTTTCACAATCTTCTAAATATTTATAACCTTTAGCTGCTTTCCATATTGGTTTATCTTTTAAAGCTTTCGCTACTAATTTCTTTATTTTTTTAGGCGTTAGCCTCATAATCTTGGTTCAATTTGTTCTATTAGTTCTTTTAATATATCTTTTACAGTTTCCTCTTCTTTATCTATTTTATATTCTATTCTATGTAATCTCCATAACATAATTAGCTGAAAACATAACATCATTATCATAGTAAATTCCCAATATGGGAAATATTCTACACTAAACAGTGCTTCCCAGTAATATCTCATGATACTCTCCTTGTATTTAAAGGAGGAAGAACAACCTATTCAAGGTTGATTTTGATCCCAAAGGAAATTAAAACAAACTTCCCCCTTATATTTTAGGAAGTATCTTTAGTTTGCCAACCAAAATTCCTGCTCGTTTTCACTAGCCATCATCTTTTTTATACTCCCTAATTTAAAAAAATTTCAAAAAAGAGAGAGACCACGTTATTGCTCTCAGGCAATATTAATGGTACAGTGGTTTTAGCCATAACTCTCTCTTTTTCTAGGATGCGGTATGTTAGAAGGGTAAATCGTCCTTAACTTCGTCTTGGGATAATTTATCTCCGTCATTCCATGGGAAAACGTCAAATGCTTTCCAAACCCATCGTTCTTCACCATCTCTTACATAATGTTCTCTATTTAATTTAACAAAACATGGTTGACCTATGACATCATTTTCTTCGACTTCAGCAAGAAGGACATCTCCAGCTTTATTAGTTGGAAATTCAACGCCAAGGTGTTCAAAGAATTCCTTATAGCGTCTATTTTTCCAGCCTTCGCCGTCCTTAGGTTGAGGAGTGAGCCATATACCAGTAGAATTAAATCGTTTACCAGTCATAAATGATGCTGATATAACTCTTGGTGTACCATCGTCATTCAACGATTGGGTATACTCACCTGAGCCATTTTTAACGAGTTTATTCACTTGAGTTTCACCAGCTTCAGCAGCTATTAAGAAAGTAGCGTTAAATACTTTCTGTTCACCTGCTTTAGTAGTGAGGTCTTTACCTTCAAGTCCTGCTACATGAGCTGGGTATATTCCTGGTACTATTGGTATCATTCCATCCTTTTCTTCATTATATTTAGTATTTGCTAGTTTTATCACTGATCTAATCTCCTTATGATTTTGTGGGTGTGTTAGTGGTAGTATATTTTGTCACCAAAGTATTGAACTTCTCTTTCAGCTCAGACATTTCTTCGCTGTATTCATCTGTTCCAATACCTTGAAAATACAGTTGAGGGGATACGAGATTTCCATTAGAAGTCTTCATGTATCTACGAGAACTCCTTCGTCTGGTGGAAACCAATCCTTTATCCTGCATTTCTTTGACTGCTTCTGTTGAAAGTACTCCAGCCTCCTGAAGAGCTTCAGTTTCAGCTATTGTTAGTTTTCCCATTATTTGTCTCCTTTTATTAGGTCTTCAGGCATAGGAAACTGCCCTTGTTCTTCTACAGTAAATGAATTATAACTTGGGTTAATTGATACTTGAGAACCATTTTCAGTTTCAAAACACATCATTGTTTTTCCACCAAAGTTTTTAGTTCCTTTATATACAACTCGATTGAATATCTTTCCATCATTTGTTCCAACAGAATATTCAATACCTTCAGTTAATAATCCTTCGTCAATTGCTTCGAATCTTGTCATTTGCTTAACCTCTTTAGTTTTGCGACACTCGCTTTATAATTATTATTATTTATATCTCCATTAACTATTTTATGTACGATATCATCTTCAATATTTGCTTTCTTTGCTAATTTACCAAGTTTTTCTATTTGAGTATCATCTAAGGTTGGATCTTCACTTCTATAAACATCTGCTGCTATATCCATATATACATTTAGAGCTTTCTTCATGCAGTCTGTGTTAGCTGATTTAATGTCATTACCTATGTCAACAAAATCATTTTCTGATCCACCACGTTTTGTTTGAATTCTGTGTGCAGCAACCATATCACCTTCTCTCCACATACCGTTATCAAACCACTTTAATCTTCCGTGTACCACATACGCAGAACCACCAAGAGCTTCTGATTTTATAATTGTCCAAGACCATCCTGGGAATTGTTCATTTGCAATATTTTTCATATAACTTAATTCGACATAATCAAATCCTAGTTTTTTCTTAACTAATCCTTTAGGTGTTTCTATTTTTCCTATTTTCTTATGCTGTTCTGTTATTTTACTGAGAGCATTCCTTATACTACCAAGTGATAAAGAACCATCTCCGTTGATTGTCATCATTGTTTCTGACATTTTATTCTCCTTTTCATTAATTTATCCCTGGACAATGAATGTCTTTAAATCCACAGTATCTGCATTCCCAATTTTCCATAGGAGTACCATATGATCCAGGTATTAATGCTTCACTTCCTTCACCTGCATAGTCATTTAAATCTGACCAGTAGTCAAGAGCTTTCTTTATCCATTCATTACCAACATATTCTTCTCTCATGGCACTAGTATCTTTATTATACCATAAAAGAGACATTTCTCTGTCCCACTCTACACCATTATAGGCATCTTCTGCGTTCATTTGCTCTTCTATAAATCCGTATAAGTATGTTGCCAACTGTAAATTATATCCAGGATTTCCTTTAGGATCAGGTTTTCTTCCAAATTTCATTCTCCACTTATAACTGGCACAAGTTTTTATATCAAATACTTTTACACTTTTCCCCTGAACTACACCTATATCTAAATGTCCTATAACATTGAATTCTGGTAATCTTACTTGGTGTTCTATAAAAATTGTCGCATTATTGGATTGGTATTTAGAATCTGGATCATTTATATATTGAGTTAATGATTCTTCTATATCGGTATGCATTACAGTACCCAGTCTTAATAGCCTCATTACTCTGTCATCTAATGGTGGTTCTTTGACATCTTCTTTTCTTAATATCTGTTTCTTGAAACAACTACCAGCTGATGAAGCCGACCATTGACCTTCCAACTTAGTATATTTTGCTCTGTTTTCTATTTGTTTTTTATTTAAAAAGTGGGCATATATAGTTTCAACATTTATCATTTTATCTCCTCAAAATAGCCCCTAAATTTAATAATATATACATTTAGGGGCATTAACTATTTAATAATATTGCAATCTTTCACGCATTTCTTTCTCTTTATCCTTCCGACCTTTATAAACTGCGTCATCACGTAATTCTGGATACTGAGCTTGGAGTTTCCTTCTGCATCTCGTAACTGATTCAGATTTTGTGAGTTCACCATTTCTTAACATATCAAGAAATTTTAATGCTGTTATTTGATTAATCCCACCATAATGTATTCTGTTAACATCATCAAACCATATTCGTGACATTAATGCCAAATCTGATCTTTGATATTTGTGTCCTACATCAGGGTCGGCTAAAAGTTGTTTAACTCTTATTTCTAAGAATTTCCCTTTACTTCTTCCACCTGCTGCTAACATATTTCAAATCCTCCTGATTGTTCGCAAAAGTTTGCAAATTGCATGATTACATCTTTACTAGTTGGGTAACTAGAACTCCAACTCTTTTCATCATAGATGTCATTCCATTGAGTTTTATAAGGTTCAGGATAATCAGATGGAACTATGCTATCACCAAATTTAACCTTTACTACATCTTGAAGATAATCAAGCTGTTTTTGTATAGCTTCATTATGTTTCTCAGCTTCCTCATATTTCTTCATATATTCATCAACCCAAACATCTATAACACCTGTTCTGTCTAATTTACGTAGCCTAGAAGCAATTCTTAATGATTTAGTCTTACTTATAGTCTCTCCACCATTATGATCACCTTTCTCACAATCTTTAGTACTTAGGAAATCACAAGAATAACAAACAAACATCCATATAGGTCTCCACCACCATACATTAGCTCTGAAATATATTCCAGGATTTTCTTTTTGGTGAGTTGAATCAGCTTTGAAGTATGCTTCTTTATCTTTTTCTGTCATCTTTTCCCAGTTATTCCATCCAGTATTGTCTTTAAATTCAGATAATATTGGTGGTCCTATTGTGTTTTCTTGAGGATTTAATCCATATAAGTCGAATCCCATAATATTTCTCCTTTTTAGTATAGTCTGATAGGGTTTCTATTCCTGTAATTATAAATATCTTCGATCATTCTAAGATATTCTTTTTGAGTACCTTTTCTGACAAATCTGTCAGGTACGATACTGCACTTATGAACCAATATTTCATGGTCAAAGTCTGGATGAGTCAACAAATCAAAATATGTTAACACAAATGTCTTATGTCTGAAAACTCTATCATCAAACTCTTTGAATTCTCTTAGTTTTATGAGTATGTCTTCAACTTGTTTTAAGCTTTGTGTGATTTTGAATTCTCCCTTTTTGAAATCCTTCAATATCTGCTTTGTATTCTGTGCAGTTAACAGTATTACCATTGTAGCAATCGGGTATGGGAATTTCTTAGTGAATTCGTGCAATATTAGGTAATCTTGATAGCCTTCTACACAATAATGGTTCAATATGTCAGGATATGACCATGATTTTTGAACTGAATTGAATAGACCAATATCACTTACTGTCATATCAGTATATTTGTACACTATTGATAATCCGAGGTTTTTTGAAGCTATATAAGTATGCTGACCTTCTAATATTTCATGGTTTTCATTAACTTTTACTGGATTTTCGTGTCTGAGGTCATTTCTTTTGATTTCACTCATGATTTCTTCAACGTGGTGATCACTTATACCTCTATTTGATGCTACAAAACTGAACTTATCATAATTCATGGTTTCATAGGTTTTTCCGAGTACTAATGTATCTCTTGGCATGGTTTATGCTCCTTTATCTTGGTGTTAATAAATTTAATTCGACAAGTATCGAGTACCAATACTGCGTTACTGCCTTCTGCGTAAACATCCACTATTTTATCGGGATATTTCTTCATTATTTCTTTAATTGTTAGGTCTTCAAGTCTGAAGTTTTGAGTCTGTGTTATTTCTTTCATTTGTTGGGGTTTCCTTTAGTCATCATATATAATATCCTCCGTTTTTTCCTTTAATGTTGTGGTATAAGTATGGATTTCTTCCAATTTTGTACCCATCAGATATAAGACAGCCTGTACATCTTCTAATGCATCTTTGATTTCAGTAAGCTTATTTTTTTCTGAAGAGTCTAGCTTATATTCTATGTTACTGACAACTGTGTATAATTCTTGGATGATCTGTTTTAAGTCCATTGTTTTTACCTTTAGAATACCCATTTTATTATGGATATGACTATAAGCATGACAAATGTGATAACTATTAGAACTTCAAAATAAGAATTAATCCATTCTACGATTTTGTCTATCATTACCTTCTCCTTTTTTCCATTTATAGTAATTTAATTGTGGTTCATCAACGTATTTCATTAGGTCTTGTAAACCATCAAGTACATCATTTAAATATAGTATGCCATCAGTATAGCCACGATTATTTCTATCTGGCATATGCTTTTGTGCTTTCTTAATGAATGATCTCAAATGTTCAACACCTTTCTGTAGATGTATAACTTTCATTTTAATTTATCAGCCTCCTTATTGCTTATGGTATGATGCTATTAATTCAGTTTTAGAATAATCTTCAAATGCTCTCTGATCTACCTTGCTCTGATCTTCATTTTTGATATGATAACTCCAACCAAATCTGTCAAATATAGCTTGTGTGAATGCTTTATAAAATTCTTCGTCTGTATTAGTATGTTCATCACAATGATTTACTATATCTGTTATATTTGTCGTAAGCAATCCTGTAATATGATTATTTATTTCTTTGACATTCATTAGTTACCTCATTAATTATTAATTAATTTAATATTCTATAGTATACTAGGACACTCTTTACATGCACTGACTCCCTAACTATCTGCAAGATATGCTGGGACTACATTTCTGTAGCAATAACCGAGCCTTGACCTATCCCAGCTTTAGCCTTTCTACAAGGGAGAATTGTCAATCGGTTGTATATATAAAAATTTGATGCGTTATGCAAGATTTAGAGATGGAGTTCCAACTACCAATTACCCTACAATGTGGAGTAGCTTCGGTTTATGCCCTTTCAGGTCACGTTTGTACTGGTCGTTAAGATCACTCTACATCCCATGTCTCACTCTGGTATTATCAGACTATTAACACAACACGATCATGTTCAATTACTCGAACTTAAACCGTCAGGATTTAAACCATTGATACGATTGAGGACTACATTCCCCGTATCAGTACTACCGCCTTATCAAACTCTCGTTTAATATGAATCCACACTTACAGTTCAGATATTACATCATAGGTTGAGCATTAGCCCCTTTTTATCCCTATCTAGATCCTTAAAGAATCTAGTTCACTGCCCTTGGCACACGTCTGATTGGACAAATATGTTCTTCCAAGGATATAACTACGAAAGTGTATAAGTCTAGCATTGACCTATCGCACCTCCTGCATCATATATTTGTTGCGGAAACAGGATTCGAACCTGATGTCTTCAGCTTATGAGGCTGACGAGGAAACCATTTCTCCCTTCCGCAAAGGTATTTAGTATCTTCTACTATCTCTCAATGCTCGTTGAGATATTTGATAGTATGAATACGATTGTGAATCATGATGTGACATAATTTCTCTGCCTATCACATGATCTTTATACCATTTGCTAATGGTTTTTAATAGCTTACGCATAATTGACTCCTTGCCAAGTTAATCCCACTCATCTGGCATTATATACAGTATGTAATTACATATAAATACTATAGCCATGAGTAAAAAGAATATTATTAGATCAGAATAGTGTTGAATAAAATTAAATAGGTCTATCATTCTTTTACCTGTTCAACTTCATATAAAATACTATCTTTAATGAATACTGAATCTTCATAAATAGTATCTTCTATCATACCATACTTCTCAAGATTGCTACGTGTTAAGACTGCTGTCCTTACATTATTAAATGTATCACAAATAGCTTTAGTCGTGTAGAGTTCACAATTGAACACATCAAACATTATCTCGGTAAATAATGTATTAAACTGACGCCTATAGGATGATGTCACTTCATCTTCAAACAATCCTGTCTCACCAAGATGCTTTTCAATGTATACTAGAATATCATTGAATTTGATTGGATCACAGGTTAGTTCACCTGTATTAAAGTTTACCAATGTGTGATTGTTACTATTTGTTTGTCTTACTGTAGCCATGATATGTCTCCCTTATTGTTTGTCTATGATTAAAAGTTTGCTAGTTTTCTCAAGATCTAGCAACTTGGGTAATAGATCAACAGCCTCGTTGCTCCATATACTGGACGCATTGAGTACGTTCAATACTGAAGAACAGGACTATGCTCGTGCCTGTGAGGACAACAAGCCATAGTTTCTCTGCTGGTGCAAAATGTAGGCTCATATAGTGTAGTCTCCTTGTAGTTATGTTATTGCCCATGTTATTTGAAAGTATGGTGTTATGTGTGATAGAAGAATAGAATGAAGCCCCTTGAGTGATAGAGCGGGGCGAGACTCCGCATCCGTTGACCACTGCGCTCATTCTTACGCAGTATGAGATAGCCTCCCCCGAAGGGGAGTCATTACTTGGAGGTAATGGCTGTGACCATCTCGGCACTGATGTCATAAGGGGTGCTGTTCCTTCCTACGAAGATGCACTTGCCTGTCGAGGGATCATACTCCATGTTAAACCATACTGGAGTCTTCACTTCCTTGACTTTGCCCTTAACATCAATGCGTTCAATGACGATGCGTTCAAGTAGAAATCGAATCATAATTAGAACCTCTTTAGTTAAGATTAAAAACCATTTTAAGGGTAGGGGGTGTGAGTATAGGTCGCACTGCATTTGCCAACTATTTTTTCAGATTTTACATTGAAAATTAGATATCAGTTTATCACATTTCCTCTTGATTTATATTTGCACATTATTTACCTTCGAGGGTGAGGTGGGGGGTTTAAATAGTATATATACAATATAAGAATTACAGTTAATTACAGTAGGAGTCGAATCTGGTAAAGCGTAAATTTCTGCATGGCTAAATTAATCGAAGAATTGGCAACGTTACCCCGAGCTGGACAAGAATTTGTTTTGTCAGGTCTAGCAAATGATTATATTCCAATAGAAATAGATGGTATTGTGTATGTTATTCCAAAAGAAGTAGACAGACTTATAAAAAAATTGGCACACGTACTTCACAAAGAGGAGGAATAAAAGTCGAGCATGGGAAAATAAGAGGGGTTAAATACTTCGTTTACGAATCAAGAGAAGAATTTAAAAAGGAACTAGGGCTTCCTATTAAATATTGGAAAGATTCACCTGAAGAGGGAGACTGGGTGGAATCTGATGATGGAGGCATAGTTCAGATATTAAAAGTTGGGAAAATTAAGCATCCTAACGACAGAAAGAATTATAAGGCTAATGATTGCTATGTACGAACAATTGTAGGTACATTCCTTGTTAATGACAAGTCTAAAATGGATACGGATTTTAACCAACATCCTAATCGGTATACTTTTTCCAAGAAACTGAAGTATGCATCCGATAATTTTAATTCCAGAAAAAAAATTACAAGTAAAGAAAGAGTGTTTACGACTCATGTTATTACAGGTACACCTGCTGTAGATGCTGCTAAGAACGCATACAATCTGGATGATTTTCAAAAAGCAAAGAGTAAGGCAATTGTTTTACTTAAACAGGAGAGAATTATGAGTGAAATAGAAAGGGGGGTAAATGATATAGCCAAGTCTTTAGGTATAAATCATGAATATATCCTCCATAAACTTAAACATTTAGCTGATAGGAGTGATGATGATAATATTATATTACAATCTGCTAAAGAACTTGGTAAAATTATAGGTACAATAGGTAATATTAAGAAAGATGTCGGAGTTGTGGGACTATTTAAAGGCTTTTCTCGTGAGCAACTGGAGGCGACTAACCAACAAATAGCTGATAAATCTTTGGAGATACAAAATGGAAACAAAGAAGAATCAATCTAAATTTGACATAAATGATTATAAAAAGGGTGCAGAGTTAGCTGAACTTTACACCACAAGATATGCTGCTGAGGTTATGGGTGTACATCCAAGAACAATCAGAAAATGGAAGGGGATAGTAAAGCAACAAAAGATAGAAGAAGATTTTTCTGTTGAGGATTACTCTACGGGGAATGAGCCTATAGGTGATTTAATTGAAAATAGAATAAGAAAGTTTGATTTAAGGAGCAAAGCCACAAGTGATGAAATATTACTTAATGTTAAGATCAATATAGATGGTCCAATAGGTATTGCTCATTTTGGCGATCCTCATATAGATGATGATGGTACTAATATTGCTCAATTATTGATGCACGCAGATTTAATACAAAATGCTGAGGCTATGTTTGGGGGTAATATAGGTGATAATCAAAATAACTGGATTGGAAGATTGGCAAGGTTATATGGTGAACAATCTACTTCAGCTAGAGAATCTTGGAGATTAACTGAGCATTTTATCACAAAAGTTGATTGGTTATATTTAGTTGGTGGAAATCATGACGCTTGGACTGGTCCAGGTGACCCATTAGAGTGGATGACCAGTCAAAAGAATGGTATTTTTAATAAAAATGGCGTAAGGATGAATTTAATTTTCCCTAATAAGAAGGAAGTGAGGCTGAATGCAAGGCATACTTTTGCAGGACATTCAATGTGGAATACAGCTCATGGATTAGTTAAAGCAATACAAATGGGGTGGAGAGATCACATATTAACTGCTGGGCATACTCATGTTAGTGGCTATCAAGTTCTCAAGTGTCCTGCTACTGGATTAATATCCCATGCATTGAGAATTGCTTCTTATAAGGAGATTGATAGATATGCTGCAGAAAAGGGATTACCTGACCAAAATGTATTTAAATGTCCAGTGACAATTATTGATCCCCAGTATGCCGATAACGATAATAGATTAATTACTACAATTTTTGACCCAGAAGAGGGTTGTGATTACTTAGCATGGAAGAGAAGAAAGAAGTAAACATTAATTTAAGGGATGTGTCTAAGGCAGAAGAAGTCTTAGAATTAGCTAGACATTCTCTTGTAGCTTTTGGCAAACTGTTTTTGCCTGGAGACTTTGGTAAGTCAAAATCCCCTCCATTTCATTATGAGATAGCTGATGCATTATTAGAAAATACAACTAAAAGTCTTGCCTTAATTCTACCTAGGGGAAGTGGTAAGACGCAACTGTTCAAAACCTTCCTTATGCACAGAATTCTTTTTAAAGACCCTGATGAACTTATGTTTATGGCTTGGGTATCTGATAACCATAGGAAATCTGTTCTAAATCTTCAATATCTTAAACAACATTTTCAAACCAATGATATGATACATTATTATTTTGGTAATGTAGAGGGTGTAAAATGGACAGAAACTGATATTGTTACCTCTACCAAGGCTAAATTGATCTCAAGGTCAAATCTCTCAAGTGTTCGTGGAGAGAATTATCTTGGAAAGAGATATGATGTTGTGGCTGTTGATGATGCAGAGAGTGAAACGAATACTGTGACTCAAGATGCTAGGGAGAAAATTAAGAATATTATATATAATGGTGTCAAACCTGCTTTAGACATAAACACTGGAAGGCTTATCTTTGCTGGTACTCCTGTTCATTTTGATAGTCTTTGCCAGAATATATATGATGGATATCAGAAAGCTAAAGATAAATCAAAGTACACTTGGGATGTTATTACATATAGGTCTACACAACCAGAAATGCCTGGGGGAGTATTGTGGCATTCTTATATGCCGAGAAAGAAATTAGATATTCTAAAAAGGGAGTATGCTGAGGCAGGTAGGCAACAGGGATATTATCAAGAGTATGAATTAGAAGTACAGAATGTTGACGATGCTTTATGGGGACAAAATTATATTAAGGAGTGGAAGGGGTATTATTTATATGAGGATGACATTAGCTATTTATTTATTAATAAAGAGAAAGTTCCTGTCAATACTTTTATTGGATGTGATCCAGCTACGGATATTGATACTAGAGATTCAGATTTTAGCGTTATTATGGTTGTTGCTGTCGATCCAGAGAATAATGCCTACGTTCTTGAGTACGAGAGGCATAGATCAATTCCAACTGTTGGTCCAAGAGGTACGGATGACAAATTAACTGGGAAAAAAGGTGTTGTTGATTATATTATGGAATTACATGAGAAATATCATTGTCGTTCAAGTACAGTTGAAGATGTGGCAATGAACCGATCGGTGTTTCAGGCATTAAATGAGAGACGCAGAATCGAAAATAAGTTTGAAGTTGCAGTGATACCTGAGAAGCCAGGAGGTCAACAGAAAAGAAATAAGATTTATTCAGGTTTATCTGGCAGATTTAGCACAGGAACGGTATATTTAAGAGACAATATGTTCGATTTAATGCACGAAATCGTTACATTTGGGTCAAAAATGGCACATGATGATACAATTGAGACACTTTTTTATGCACTTTTGCACGCTTACCCTCCAAATATGAAGCCAAAAGGTGAGGGAAAGGAAAGAAAGTGGTTTAAACCAAAAAGAAAGGCAAAGCCTTGGATGGTGGCATAAATGAATAGAATTTTAAAAGATAGCGAAGTCTGATGGCTAAAGTAAAAACAGCCGAAAGAATACACGATGTATGGAGATCAGCGAATAGCCAAGAGAGAATTAAATGGCAAGTGGACAGTCAAAGAGGATATGATTTTTATCTTAATGAACAATTAACGAAGTCGGAGAAAGATGCCTTAGAAGAATCTGGGATGCCCACATTCATGATTAACAGAATTACTCCCATTATTGAGATAATGAAGTATTTTGTTACAGCGAACAATCCTAGATGGAAGGCTGTTGCTGTAGAAGGTAGCGATACAAATATTGCACAAATTCATAGTGATATATCTGATTACTGTTGGGGTATATCAAATGGGAAATCAGTATATGGAAGTGTGATTTTAGATTGTCTTGCAAAAGGCATAGGATATTTCTTTGTAGATGTTGATACTGACCTTGACAATGGAAAGGGAGATGTAATATTTAAAAGAATAGACCCTTATGATGTTTATCCTGATCCAATGAGTAGGGATTTTCTCTTGAGGGATGCTTCTTTTATTCTAGTAAAGAAAATGGTTTCACGAAGGCAGCTGAATCAAATGTTCCCAGAGCATAAGAGGAAGATAAAGAAAGCATCAATGCAGGGTGGGGGAGATGTTTATTCTCAGGCTGACCGTGGAGAAGCTGATGCTATAATTCCTGAGGATATTATAACTGCTGTAGACGAGCATGGTGAGAAGGATGATATTCTTGATTACTATGAATGTTATGAGAAGACCAGAGTTGCTCATTACAATTTAACTATTAGTGTTTATCCTTCTAAAGATGATATTAAAAAAGTTAAACAAATAGGGGAAAGACAACTTAAAGAATATATTGAGGAACTCTCCGTTTCGACTAAAGAGAAGATTCTTCAAATAGAAACAGCTTTTGAATCAGGTGAGATGATAGAAGATAGAGCTGCTTTAGAGATAAAGAAAGCTGAAGAAGCCCTTCAAGCTGGTATTAAAAGGAAAAAAGCGGAACTTGATTATGCTACTCAAGAGGAACTTAATAGGACAGAGCAAAAGGTTGTAACTGAAGAAGACTACAAAATTCTTATACAAAATAAGGATGTAGTAAAAACAATAATAGATGCATCTTTATTTCATGAGAGAAGAGTAAAGGTATCTTGTACTGTTGGTAGTGATATAACTCTATATGAATATATTCTTCCAATTTCTGATTATCCTATAATCCCCATTCCTTATATGTATACGGGGACTCCATTCCCCATGAGTGCTGTTATTCCCATGGTTGGGAAGCAACAAGAAATTAATAAAGCTCATCAAGTAATGTTGCATAATGCTAACCTTGCTTCTAATTTAAGATGGTTATATGAGGAGGGAAGTGTTCCAGAAGATGAGTGGGAACAATATTCTTCTGCCCCAGGCGCATTATTAAAATATCGACCTGGATTTACTCCTCCAACACCAGTCCTGCCAGCTGCTATTAACAATGCTTTTTATACAGTTACGCAAGAAGGTAAAGGGGATATGGAATATATTGCTGGTATTCCTAGTGCGATGATGGGTTTTGTACAGGAACAAGCAGAAACATATAGAGGTTTACTTGCGAATGATGAGTTTGGTACTAGGAGAATAAAGGCTTGGATGAATAGTGTTTTAGAACCAGCGTTGGAACATTTAGGTATGGTTTTTAAAGAACACGCCCAGAAACATTATCAAATAGATAAGGTATTCAGAATTGTTCAGCCTAATTCCTCTGGAGATTATGATGAAAAGGAAACAAGAATTAATATTCCCATATATAATGATTATGGTGAACAGGTTCAACTTTGGAATGATTATGCATCTTCAAGATTTGATATAAGAATAATAGCTGGAGCAGTAATGCCTATTAATAGATGGGCGTTAATAGAGGAATATTTTAAATGGTTCCAGGCTGGTCTTATAGATGATATAGCTATGTTAGCAGAAACTGATGTCCGTGGGAAGGAAGCAATTATAGAGAGGAAATCTCTTTATGCTCAATTGCAATCACAGATTGAACAATTAACAGAACAAGGTAAAGATAAGTCTGGAACAATTGAGACTCTTGAACGTCAATTAGTACAAGCTGGAATAAGGCATAAGGTGGATGTAGGCTCTGCTGACACAACCCGTGACACTCTTGAAACAGAAGCAGCACAAAAATATTACAGAAAACTTCTTAAAGATGATTATGATAAAAAGAACTTGCAGGACAATGATAATAAGAAATAAATTTCAACAATAAAAACAGGATCAAGAGATTATGGAAAATGAAACAGGCAACTCTTCAATAGAAGACCCCCAATCCAGTCCAGGATCAATCTCATCTGATGACTTTTTTGCTGCATTAGACAGCGAAGTCAATCAGGGGATTTTGGATGATGACTCTTCACTCAATTTATCTTCTAACGAGGGTGTTGTTCGTGAAGTTCAGCAAAAAGAGGATGTCGAGACTCTCAAAAAGCGGTACGCAGATTCAAGCACAGAAGGAAAACGACTTAACACTCGCCTAAAGGAACTTGAACCTTACTTACCCATACTTGACGAAATGCGAAAAGACCCTAATTTAATTACTCATGTGAGAGATTATTTTAAGGGTGGAGGTCAAACTCCAGAAAGCATAACGCAGAAACTTCAATTGGATGAAGATTTTATATTTGATCCAGATGAAGCGGTTTCTAAACCTAACAGTGATTCGGCAAAAGTGCTGAATTCTACTATTGATGGCGTTGTACAGAGCAGGCTTAATGAAAATGTTCAGAAACAGAAAGAAGAAGCGAAAGTGCATTCCGAAATTGATGACTTTAGAACTAAGCATGATATGACAATGGATCAATGGGATGAATTCAAAGCATATGCAGATGCTCGACCTCTTTCTTTGGAGGATATTTTATATCTAAAGAATAGAGAAGATGGAGAGGAAGTGCCGACCAGATCATCGGGTGTAATGGAAAGAGCCTCTCAGCATACTAAAAATGCGCAGAGTAAGCCTCGGTCTTTAGCATCTGTTGGTTCTACGGTTAGTACTGCTTCAGAAGAAGATGAAGTGTTTGATGCTATTATGGGGATTGACAAGCAACTTGAATCCGCATTTGGTTAATAGCTGAACGCTCATTAGCCAGGTGCTTTAACCCTAAGTAAAAAGGAGTAAAGTCAAATGGCTGATTTATTTCAATTAGGCAACCTTGGTGTTGCTGATGATAATAGTAGTCTATCGACTGGTGACCTTAGACGAAAGTACAACTTCGGGAGTAGAGTATCTGAGTTAGCAATAGCACAAGACCCTTTCTTCCGCTTAGTTAGTAAACTATCTAAGAAACCATGTGACGATCCTCAGTTCAAGTTTACTGAGCGGCGTCCCTCGTTCCACAAAAGATACGCTTATGCGTGGGGAGCAGCCGATTCTGGCGCACCTTCCGTAGGTGGACCTTTAACTGCCAATACCACGAAAATCGTGATGGCTGGGGATTACTATTCTGCTGGAAATAAAGGCAGTGTTTATGGTAATTCTAGCAATCTCATTACGATTGGTGGAAGTGGCACCGACCCTGAGTTTTTTATCCCAGGTCAACTTGTTAAAATACCCGCATCTGGTACTTTAGGTGATCCCTATACTGGATATGCGATATTTAAGGTGACTGGTGTGGCTGATTCTGCTCAGGCTAACATGAAACTACTTACTGGTGAAATGGTAAAAGTTCCGACGAATTTGGCACTTACCTACGATCACTCTAGTGACTCTGGATTGGGAGGTTCTTCTCAAGAAGCTCTTGCAGAAAAACGATCCTTTGTTATTGGTACGGCGTTTGCCCAAGGTAGTGGATACCCCGAAACATGGAAAGACCAGCCTTTCTCAACTGGATATGGTAACACCCAGATTTGGAAGACTGCGATGGCAATGGATAATACATCCAGAGCTACGGTCTTAAAATACGACGCTAGTGAATGGGCTAGAGTATGGAAAGAAAAACTGATCGAACATAAATTCGATATTGAACAATCACTTCTGTTTAATAGCACAGCCGACACAAGTGGCGATGCTTGGTATACAGATGGTGTTGTTAATTACATATCTGGTTTTGGAAATCAGTTTTCTATGCCTCTAGCTACTAAGTCTCAAGATGATTTTCTTGATGACCTTAGTGCATTTCTAGACCCCCGTTACAACAATGCAAATGCAACTATGTTTTTCGTGAACACTGCAGTTTACAATTGGTTGCATAAGCTAAGTGGTTACTTTGCCAATAACATTGGTCAAGTACAACCTTGGACTGGTGGTGACACTAGTAGTGCCAGAACACCTGGATCTCATGAGAGTCGTGTCTTAGCGAGAGCTGATTTCTCTATGATGGGAAAAAAGAAAGTCTTTGGCGTGGACATTTCAGTAATTTCTACACCTTACGGTGATATGAATGTTGCTCGGAATATTCACCTCGATGGAACAGACATTAATATGCTTGGTATTAATATGCGTTATGTAGCCTACCGTCCATTGGTCGGTAATGGCTTACAACGTGATACTGCCATTTATGTTGGTGTCCAGACTTTAGAAAACAGTGGCGTTGACCGTCGGGTCGACTTAATTCAGACAGAAGCTGGCTTGGAAATTCATATGCCCGAAGCCCATGCTATCTGGACTGCATCGTAAGGAGGGAATGAATAATGGCTAATCCTCTATATGGACAAAATAAGACTGACTCCTCACTCAACTATTTCAAAGATGTGCTTTCAGGTAGTGCTACCTGGGATCCTTCAGGAATAGGCGATGGTGACGAGCAAGCAACAAACATCACTGTTCCAGGTGCTGAACTTGGTGACTTTTGTCTAGCTAGCATAAGTGTTGATATTCAGGACATGGTTCTGGACGCACAAGTGACAGCTGCAGACACAGTTACCTGTGTACTGGCTAACAATACAGGCGGTGAAGTTGACTTAGGTTCTTCAACTGCATCTGTTATTGTTATTAAAGCAGTATAAGGAGGTAGATCATGGCTAGAGCAAAAATGGGCGGATCTGCAGGTTGGCTGCTGGTAAAACTGTTTCTTATGAGATTACTGTTTCTGGATATGATCTATCCGCTTCAGTCTCAGGAGAATAACCAATAAACGAAGATTGATAGCCTTTCGTCTTTCGGAGGGCTATCGATCACTTTATATAATATATGGCAGTGACAGACATACAGACAACGGTAAGCAACCTTACAGGGGTGAGTCCCTCTGCTAATACAG